AAAAACCATGGTGACATTATCTGGTCAAGGTCAAATGGATTTTGCTGAAGGTGGCGATGGAATTATTATTATCAATAATTCTAGTGGCGCCGGCGCCAATGGAAATGTTGGATTGCAAACAATAAATTTTGCAGCGACAGGTTGTGCATATACAATTATTGCAGATTTTAGAAAGCACTCTGAAGACTATTCAACATTCAATAGGGATTCATAACATGTCATCAACAAAAAAACTAATTGAGTCGATTATAAATGATGATTATAGTCAAGCAACTGAAAATATTTCAGAGTCATTTGTGGAAATATTGAGAGAAAAATTAGTAGAAGCGAAAAAAATTGTTTCGGCAAAATACGACATTGCTGAAATTGCTGAAGCTTTAATCAAAAAAGTTGAACAAGTTGATGAATCTAATATCGTTCGCATGGGTCGTCTAAAAATGATTAGAGCCCGCATTCGTTCAGGTAAAGTACAACGTCGTGTTAAAAAATCAGGCGTTGCCGGCATGAGAATTTCTTCAGGTAAACTTGTTAGAATGACACCTTCAGAGAAAATGAAACGTAAATTGGGAGCGCGTCGTGCAAAAATTAAAAGACGCGCTAAATTAGCACGCGCGCTATTGAAGCGCAAACGTTCATTAATGAAAAGAAAGGCTTTAGGTTTAAAATGAAACTTATCAAAGAAGTTGTAGAAGAGGTTCATTACCTTACCGAAGAAAACCCAATGGGTCAAAAAGAACACTACATCGAGGGTGTTTTTCTTCAAGCTGAACGTCAGAATAGAAATGGTAGAGTATATCCAATAGATATTTTACAGAGAGAAGTACAGAGATATACTTCTAATTACATAATGCAAAATCGTGCGTTTGGTGAACTTGGACATCCAGACTCACCTACAATCAATCTTGATCGTGTGTCTCACATGATTAAAGATCTAAGACAAGAGGGTACGAATTATATTGGTAAAGCAAAAATTTTGGATACTCCTTATGGAAAGATTGTGAAGAATTTAATAGATGAGGGCGCTCGTTTGGGCGTATCTTCTAGAGGACTTGGTTCGCTAAAAGCTAGAAATGGTGTGAATATGGTACAAGATGATTTTTATCTAGCTACTGCAGCCGATATCGTTGCAGATCCTTCAGCACCAGATGCTTTTGTTAGAGGTATCATGGAGGGGAAAGAATGGGTCATTGAAAACGGTCATTGGAAAGAAATCGATTATGATCATGCAAAGAAAGCTTTGAATGAAGCAAGTAGAAGAGATTATGAAGAAGTCAAACTTCGCCAATTCAAAAATTTTCTTTCAAAACTTTAATTATTATAAATAGTCTATTATAAAGGAGCAATTCAAAAATGGCAAAGAAAAATCTAGCTGAAGCTGCTGCTGCTATTCTTTCAGGCAACATGGCTTCTCTAAAACCAATGTCAAAGGGTGCTGAATCTTTTGGTCAAGCTGGTGAAACCCCAGATGTTGCAACACCTGGTCAGGGCGGTACACCACCAACAGTTCAAAATGCTATTTCAACTGCTGATGAAGCAGGCATCACAAAAGCCGTTGCAGCAGTTGGTGGCGCAAAACCACCTGGTGCAAAACCAGCAGCAGCAGAACCTATGAAAAAGTCGCCTTCACAAGTCAATGAAGAACCTAAAGACGAAGATGAAGATAAAGATGAAGACGATGCAGATGAAATGAAAGATGATTCTGACGAAGATGAGAAGAAAGATGATTCGGATGATGAAGATGAAAAGAAGTCTATGAAAGAAGATCTAGATGCTCTTTTCAACGGCGAAAATCTTTCTGAAGACTTCATGAAGAAGGCTGCAACAATTTTTGAAGCCGCTGTAACTGCAAGAGCTAATAAAATCGAAGAAAAGCTCCAGGAACAGTATGCCGAAATCCTTGAAGAAGTTACAGAACAACTCAAGGAAGAAATGACTGAAAAAGTAGACGACTATCTAAATTATGTCGTTGAAGAATGGGTTAAAGATAATGAACTAGCAATTGAGTCTGGTCTTCGTTCAGAATTGACAGAAGACTTCATTGCTGGTCTACGCAATCTGTTCACTGAGCATTATATCGACATTCCAGAAGATAAAGTTGATGTCATCGAAGAAATGACATCGCAAGTTGTTGAACTGGAAACTAAGCTTAATGAACAGATCTCTTCTGCAGTTGAAATGAAAAAGCAATTGAATGAGTACGCAAAAAGAGAAGCGTTCTATGAAATTTGCGAAGGACTAACTTCTACTCAAATAGAAAAGATGAAGTCTTTGTCTGAAGGTGTTGAATTTACTTCACTAGAAGACTATGCAGAAAGTCTTAAGACTCTTCGTGAAAATTACTTTTCAGTAAAATCAACATCTAAGTCAAATAATGAAAGACTTGATGAAGAAATGGATATTTTCGAACACGAACAAAGTCTTCTAGAACAAAAACAAAAAGAAAACAAGACAAGTGCAGATCCAATCATGGACGCATATGTCAAGTCTATTAGTCGCACAATTTTAAAATAATAAGTCAATAAAGGAGTTTACTAAAAATGCAACTTACTGAACAACTAGTCAACAAGTGGGGACCTGTTCTGGATCATCCAGAACTTCCAAAGATTGCGGACCCTTACAAGAGAGCTGTTACAGCTATGGTTCTTGAAAACCAGCAGATTGCTTCTTCTCAGCAAGCAGCATTCATGGGTGGTGATCGTTCGTTCCTTTCTGAATCAGCTCCAACAAACGCAACCGGCGCTTCAATCAGCAACTACGATCCAATCTTGATTTCGTTGGTTCGTCGTGCCCTTCCAAACTTGATCGCATACGATATCTGCGGCGTTCAGCCAATGACAGGCCCAACAGGCTTGATCTTCGCAATGCGTTCTAAGTATGAATCACAAACAGGTACAGAAGCTCTATTCAACGAAGCTAATACTACATTCTCTGCTAGAAATAGTCTTGGTGCAAATGGTACACCAAATGCACATCAAACATCTGGTGGAAATGGTTACGTTGATTATACTCTTGCTAATACTGGTAACGGTATGACAACAGCTCAGGGTGAAGCTCTAGGTGACTCGGGCACAAACCTGTTTGCTGAAATGGCATTCTCAATCGAAAAAGTCACAGTAACTGCTCGCGAGCGTGCATTGAAGGCAGAATACACACTAGAACTTGCTCAGGACTTGAAGGCAATTCATGGTCTTGATGCAGAAACTGAGTTGGCAAATATTCTGTCAACTGAAATTCTTGCAGAAATCAACCGTGAAGTAATCCGTACTGTTTATTCAACAGCAGTTCTTGGATGCAATTCTGGTACAACAACACAAGGTACATTCGACTTGGACACCGACTCAAACGGTCGTTGGTCAGTTGAAAAGTTCAAGGGTCTAATCTTCCAGATCGAACGCGAAGCAAACGTAATTGCGCGTGCAACCCGTCGCGGTAAGGGTAACCTAGTAATCTGCTCATCAGACGTTGCTTCTGCAATGGCAATGGCTGGCGTACTACAGTATACTCCAGCACTTCAGGCAGATCTACAGGTAGATGATACAGGTAATACATTCGCTGGTCTTCTACACAATCGTATTAAGGTTTATATCGATCCTTACTACGGTTCATCAACAGCAGGAACAAATACATCTGAACTAGTAACAGTTGGTTATAAGGGAACTTCTCCTTATGACGCTGGTCTATTCTATTGCCCATATGTTCCTCTACAGATGGTTCGTGCAATTGGTCAGGATAGCTTCCAGCCACGTATCGGTTTCAAGACTCGTTACGGAATGGTTGCAAATCCATTTGCAGAAGGTACTACAGCAGGTCTTGGACGCCTATCAAATCGTTCAAACGTCTACTATCGTATCTTCAAGGTTTCAAACCTTCTGTAATCTTAAGAACAATAAGAAAGCGTTACTACAACTTGAGGGGGGACTTGTTCCCCCCTCTTTTTGTTCATAAATACGATAGAGGTGTATTATGGCAAAATTAAATAAACAACCAACAAATACAAGTTTTCTTCAACCCACAAAGTTTCAATTGACATTTTCAAGAACTCCACACTTGACATATTTTTGTCAATCATTTAGTTTGCCGGGTTTGTCTATGTCCGAAATTGTAAGAAATACACCTTTCGTTGATCTATATGTTCACGGCGATAAAGTCCAATACGAACCTCTAGATCTTACATTCATGGTCGATGAAGATATTAAAACATGGCTTGAAATGCACAATTGGATAACTGGTCTCACATTTCCTAAGAACTTTGAACAATATCGCCGTCTAATAAAAGATAATAAAGATTATGGCGGAACAGTATCAGATGCAGTAATGACTATATTATCCAATAAAAATACTCCAAATATTAGAATCACATTCAAAGATTGCTTCCCCACTTCTGTATCTTCACTCACTTTCGATTATACTATGGATGCAAATATGACTTTAACAGCCTCAGCAACATTTAGATATAATTATTTTGATGTTGACATTCTTTGAATTTTAGTGTATATTGCACTATTATTCCAAGGAATTTATATTATGATCAAAAACATAGATGACCTTATGGAGTCATGGAAAAAAGACTCTCAGATCGATAGTACAGAACTTGGCATGGAATCAATTCGACTATCGACTCTACATTCTAAATATATCGAAGTATACAAGACCCAAAAAATGCGCTGTCAAAAACTTCAATTTGATCTCAATAAAATAACCAAATTGAAGTGGAGATATTATGACGGTAAGCTAAACGGTACAGATGAACTAACACAACTTGGTTGGGAACCAATGCGCGAAAAGTATCTTCGCGCAGACATAAGTACAATGATAGCAGGCGATGATCACGTTTTAGAAATACAGAATAAATTAAATTATGCAGAACTTTTCGTAGATTGTTGCGAAAAAATCATTAAAGAAATCCACCAGCGAAGTTTCAACCTGAAAAACGCTATAGAATTTATGAAGTTTACACAAGGTGTCTAATATAAAATGTGAAATAATCAAAGTTTATAAATAAAGTCATAGGAGAAAATATGGCTAAAAAAGTAAATGTGGATTATAGAAAAATTTGTCAAGAATATTATGGTTATTCTGATGAAAAAATGTTTGGAATGGATGTTCATCATATTGATGGTGATAGAGAAAATAATCATCCTTCAAATTTACAACTTCTTACTCCAGAGGAACATGCAAAAATACATGAAAGTGAATTTGTGAAATGGGCAAGAAGAGGATCAAAATTAGGCAATGAAGCTTTCATAAAAAGATTGAAAGAAAAAGGACCTACAGAAAAAGAAATTGCTCATAGAAAAAAATTAGCAATTTTACGAAAAAAAGGTTTACACAGAGTACCACATTCCGATGAAACAAAGAAGTTGATCAGTAAAAAGAAAAAAGAATTACTAAAAGATAAAACTAAACATCCATTATGGGGAAAAACAAAATATGAAGTAATTTCTCCAAGCGGAGAAAGATTCATAGTATCCGGCGGTTGGAAACAGTGGTGTTTTGAAAGAGGTTTAAATCCGTCTAATTTGTCAAAAGTTGCTAAAGGAAAAAGAAAACATTGTAAAGGATGGAAAGCATTTATTGCAAATGACTGATATTATCAAAATTTCGAAAATAAATGAAGCATATGTAAAAATTTTTTGTGAGCCTAGTATTTCGGCGGAGCTATCAGAATATTTTTCGTTTTTTGTTCCAGGATATAATTTTACTCCAGCATTTCGAAATAAAACTTGGAACGGTAAAATATATCTATACAATAAACAAACTAGTCAAATATATTGCGGTCTTATCAATTATATTGAGTCATTCGCTAAGGAAAGAAATTATACCATCATCTATGATGATAAGGTTCTACAAACAACATCTTTCTCTATCCACGAAGCAAAAGAATATGCAAATTCCCTGCAAATACAAAGTCGAAATAAAGACATAGATGCAAGAGATTATCAAATCGAAGCATTTGCATATTGTATTCGCAACCGTAGACAAATGCTCATCTCTCCAACAGCATCAGGCAAATCTCTCATCGCATATCTTATCACAAGATATATGACAGATCAAAATAAAAAAGGTCTAATTATCGTTCCAACAACTTCTCTCGTTGAACAGTTATATTCAGATTTCCAAGATTATTCTACAAAAAATGGTTGGAGTGTAGAAGATAACATTCATAGAATATACTCTGGTCGTGAAAAATCTTCAGACAAACTGGTAACAATCTCAACATGGCAATCTTTATACACATTACCTAAACAATATTTCAACTATGAATGGGTAATTGGAGATGAAGCACATAATTTCAAAGCCAAGTCATTGACAACAATCATGACAAACTTGGACAAAGCATCTTTACGAATTGGTATGACTGGTACTTTAGATGGTACTAAATGTATTGACGCAAATACTCTTGTCACAACTATTCAGGGTAAAAAAAAGATAAAAAACTTAACAAAAAATGATTTTGTTTTATCATATAATGAAAAAACTAAAACAAAAGAGTACAAAAAAGTATTGAATGTTTTTAATAATGGAAAAAGAAAAAAAATGATAAAAATAACATTAAACGAAAAAACTATAATAACAACACCAGAACACTTATTTTTTACTATCAATAGAGGCTGGGTTCAAGCAAAAAATTTAACATTAGAAGACGAATTGTTACATAGTTCTAATACGAGTTTGTGAGTTATATAAATATATAAGACTTTTTGTTAGAAAGATATTAGACATGAACTATCAAAGAATATATGAAAATATCATAAACAATTCAAAGAATAGAAAACTAAACGGATATTCTGAAAAACATCATATAATACCAAAAAGTTTAGGTGGAGATGATACAAAAAATAACATTGCAATATTGACAGCAAAAGAACATTTAATATGTCATAAAATATTGGTAAAAATATATCCTGGACCTAAAATGGTAAGAGCCCTTTCGATGATGTTACGCAAAAACAGAAATCAGACAAAAAGAATCATAAGCAGTAGAGATTATGAAACACTTAGAAAAGAAAGAAATAGACACATAAAGGGAAAAAAATTAGAAGAATTATATAGTGAAGAAGGTGTATCAAACATAAAAAAAGCGCAAAAAAATAAAGTATGGAAACATACAGAAGAATACAAAAAACGACTTTCAGAAAAACTTAAAGGCAAATCATACGAAGAAAGATTCGGTAAAGAAAAAGCAAATACACTTAAAGAACTTCGAAAAAATCAAAAATTAGGAAGTCGTCACACTAAAGAAACTAAACTTAAAATTTCAGCAACAAGAATAGGAAAAAGTTCGTGGAATAAAGGTTTAACAATGAACGAAAATACAAAAGAAAAATTAAGATATAAACAAAAGATATCAAGAAAAACTTGTATTTATTGCGGTCTCACAACTAATCCTGGTAATATATCTAGATATCATAATGTAAAATGTAAGCATAAAACATGATAAAAAATATAGAAATTATTGATTATGATAATGATGTTTATGATATCGAAGTTGCAGATAATCACAACTATTTTGCTGAAGATATATTAGTCCACAATTGTCATAAATTAGTCCTTGAAGGTCTTTTTGGACCAGTACGAAAGACCGTAACGACAAAAGAACTAATCGACAAGAAACAACTTTCCGACTTTGAAATCAAGTGTCTTGTTCTAAAATATCCAGAAGAAATATGTCGTCTTCTAAAAGATACCAAATATATCGATGAAATGAAATATCTTGTTACCAGCGATGCACGCAACAAGTTCATACGCAATCTGGTTCTATCTCTAGAGGGAAACACATTGATTCTTTTCCAATATGTCGATAATCATGGAAAGGGTTTGCATAAGTTGATTGAAGAAAAGGCTGATGGAAGAAAGGTATTTTTCGTTCATGGTGGAACGGAAACTGAGACTAGAGAAGACATTCGTGCGATTGTCGAGAAAGAAAATAATGCAATCATTGTTGCATCTTATGGAACATTTTCTACAGGAATTAATCTTCGCAATCTACACAATATTATATTTGCATCTCCATCAAAGAGTCGAATTCGGAATCTACAATCAATTGGTAGAGGTCTTAGATTGGGAGATAATAAGAAAAAAGCTGTGCTTTTTGATATAGCAGATGATTTAAGATATAAGAAGCATGAGAATTTTACTTTGAAACATTTTGCTGAGAGAGTAAAAGTTTATAGTGAAGAAAAATTTTATTTTAAAATTTACAATATAGAATTAAAAAATATACTTTAACACATATAAATATTGTAGTAAAACTATGAGTATTATACATGAAAATAATAAGTAAAAAAGATGCTATTTTAAATAATTTTGTTTTTTATTTTACAGGAAAACCATGTAAACATGGTCATATTTCTGAAAGATTAGTGAAAGGTAGTTCTTGTCGCGTTTGTAAAAATTTATATTATCAAAGTCGTAGAGAAAAAAATAGAGAAGAATACAATCTATACTGTAGAGAGAAAAAAAGACAAAATTATTCTCCAGAAAAACGACACAAAGCATATATTGATAATATTGAAAAAGAAATGTTTTATGGAGCTAAAAGAAGAGCAAAAATAAAAAATATAATCTTTACAATTTCCAAAAAAGATATTATAATACCAAATTGCTGTCCAGTTTTAGGAATTCCTTTGGATCGAAGAGATAAACAACATACACCAACTTTAGATAGAATAATAAATGAAAATGGATATACGAAAAATAATGTTCAAGTCATAAGTTTTAAAGCAAATACATTAAAAAATAATGGAACAATTGAAGATTTTGAAAAAATAATAGATTATATGAAAAAAAACATAGAAATTAAGGTATAAAAATGGAAATACTCTATATAAAACTAAAGAATGGGACAGACATCATCTCCAACACTTCTATTGAAGGTAATGATGTCACTCTAGAGAATCCAATGTCTATCAGACAATATTCGGACTCTACTGGACGTATTCTAATGTCATTTCAGGAATGGGTTCCATCTGACTTCGTTGAGACTAATTCCTTTGTTATTAGCAAGGAAGAGACTATATTGATCTCAAACACATCTCTTCGTACCAAGGAATTCTACAAAGAGTGTCTTCAGAAGAATGAAGATGGTTATTCGAACCACAGTGATGATGAAGAAGCATCAGATGCATATTCATCACTCATCAATCTACTAAACAATCAAAAGAGAATATTGCATTAAGCTGCAACACTATAAGTGTATCGCATTGTCAAGTGAAAGTCAAGGGAAATCGTCATGAAAAAGAAATCTTCAAATCATTATATTGATAATTCGGAATTCTTAGAAGTTCTTGTCAATTATCAAAAAGCGGTAAGTAGAGCAAAACGCAAAAAGGAAGAGAAACCTCCCATACCAAACTATATTGGCGAGTGTTTTATGAAGATTGCGGAACATTTATCGTATAGTCCAAACTTTGCAAACTACTCATATAGAGATGAAATGATTGCCGATGCTATCGAGAATTGTCTCATGTATTTTGAGAATTTTGATGCAAATAAATCAAAGAATCCATTTGCATATTTCACTCAAATAGTGTATTATGCTTTTATTCGTAGAATTTCTAAAGAAAAGAAACAACAATACGTTAAATACAAGTCTTTGGAAAATTCAAGAATATTTGATGATATTACTGGTGAGGATCTTGAACTTTTAGGATCTGATATCAAATCTAATATTGTCAAAGGTCAGGAAATGTATGACAATATGGCTGAGTTTATTGAAAATTTTGAAAGAACGAGAAAAATCAAAAAAGAAAAAACTGCTAAGAAAATAGGTATAGAAAAGTTTTATGAAGGAGATACAAATGGCTGAACAAGAGTCATTACCAAGTCAAATAGAATATTTGATAAAAAACATGCTCGATCAATCCCAAGATGTTTGGAAAAGACAGAATTTCCGTCAACGTCTTGTGCGTATGCGCGATCTCATGAATGATAAGATTGCAAAATATGACATCGAATATGCCAAAGTCAATCGCAACGTAACTCCTATCAAGAGAGCATCCAAGTGAAACTGGCGATCATTAACGACACTCATGCAGGCGCAAGAAATGACTCTCTCGCGTTCGATGATTATTTTTTTCGTTTTTGGGACAATGTCTTCTTTCCTTATCTTAAGGAAAATAACATAGATACAGTCATTCATCTTGGCGATATAGTTGATCGTCGCAAGTTCATTAACTATGTCATTCTCAACCGTTGGAGAAATAAATTCTTTGGTCGCCTCAAAGAAATGAATGTAAAGCTACATGTATTAGTGGGAAACCATGATGTTCCCTACAAAAATACAAACGATATTAATGCGATTGAAGAACTTTTTGAACAAAACGAGACTATACAAGTTTATAAAGAACCCTGTGACATTACCATAGATAATTTTGACATTTGTCTATTACCTTGGATTAATGTCGAAAATCAACAAAGAACTCTTGACCACATCAAAGCAAGCAGAGCACAAGTGGCATTTGGTCATCTTGAGATATCTGGTTTTGAAATGGATCGAGGTAATGTTTGCCGCGATGGTATGAATCGCTCTATATTTGATAAGTTTGAAATGGTTCTTTCTGGACACTTTCATCATAAATCTACAGATGGTCATATCGTGTATCTGGGTAATCAATATCAAATGACATGGTCTGATTATGGCGACAAACGAGGATTTCATGTGTTTGATACGGATACAAGAGAACTAACATTTGTTGAAAATCCATATCAAATGTTCTTCAAGATCACATATGATGACAAAAATGATTTGAATTTCGACAGATTAAAGGATCTTGATTTTAGCCAGTACACAGGAACATATGTGAAGATTTTAGTTCTACACAAAACCAATCCATTTTTATTTGAGCGATTCATCCAAAAGTTGACCGATGCTGCTCCTCTTGACATAAGCATTGTGGAAGACTTTTCCGATTTGACAAATAATGATGATAATGATATCATAGATGAAGGTGAAGATACCATGACAATACTCGATAAGTATGTCGATGGTCTTCAAATGGATTCCTCAGACAAGCTTAAATCGATTCTCAGAGAACTTTATCTAGAAGCAATAAATTTGGAAAAAGTATGATACTCTTTCAGAAAATCAAATGGCGTAATTTCTTAAGTACAGGAAATGACTTTACAGAGATTACACTAAACAAATCTCCTACAACACTAATCGTAGGAAACAATGGAAGCGGAAAGTCAACACTCTTGGATGCGTTGACTTTCGCTCTATTTGGTAAACCTTTTCGCGGCATCAATAAGCCAGGACTATTGAATAGCGTCAATGAAAAAGACTGTGTTGTCGAAATTGATTTTGTCATAGGTAAGAAATCATACAAAATCCTTCGCGGCATAAAGCCAGGTAAGTTTGAAATCTATTGCGATAATGAACTAGTCAATCAAGATGCATCTTCGCGCGATTATCAAGATTATCTTGAAAAATTCATTCTTAAGATGAACTATAAGTCTTTTACCCAGATCGTAGTTCTTGGTTCATCTACCTTTGTTCCGTTCATGCAGTTGTCTGCTGCAGATCGTCGTGCAATCATCGAAGATCTTTTGGACATACAAATATTTTCATCCATGAACGTTGTGTTGAAACAAAAGCTACAATCAATCAAGGATGAGATGTCCGACATTTCTCATCGTCGGGAAGTTGTAAAGGTCAAGATTGAATCGACAAAGAAATTGATCAACGAGATTGCCAACACAAAAACTCTTCATATTGAAAAGACACAAAGAGAAATTGCAAATAGCAAATCACAAATAGTTACTTTAGAGCAAGAGAAATTGTCTCTAGATCAAGAGATAGATAAACTTCAAACTGAAGTGGTCGATGAAAAAAAACTAGTCGGTAAATCAAATAAGCTGAATAATCTTGTTGCCAAAATACAAGACAATTCAGAAAAGGCTCAAACTGAAATTCATTTCTATGAAACTAATGATGATTGTCCAACATGTCGTCAATCAATTAGCGAAGATTTCAAGAAAACACAGATTGCAACTTTCCAAGAAAAGATTGCTGAATATGATAAGGGTATAAAAGAAATAGATAATGAACTTGAAAAAGTTAACACTCTAATTTCAGATATCCAAAAAACATTGAAAAAAATAAAAGAGAAAACTATAAAGTCCCAAGAAAAAAATGCAACCATTATTGCAATCAATGGTTATATTCAGAAACTACAAAAAGAAAT